TGGAGGAACAACCCCATCAATGATCCGATCATTATAAAAATCATTAAAAAACATACCTGTTGGCACATCTCGAAAATTACCACTTTCATCTGCCATTCTGTAGACAGGCGTACCTTCAACACGCTTCAAGCCTGCTGGATATGTTGTGTGCATTGATACTGGGTCTACAGGCGCGTTATAATCGATCTGAGCGATCATTCTGCCTGCTGCATCGCCAGAACCCATGCCCAACATATCTGACTTGGAAACAGCAGCTCGAACAGACGCCTGATCTGGGAAGCCTAACTTCATGCTGCGTGGCTTTGCCATTTCCTCAGAAAACGCCTTGCGAGCTTCGCCACGATTGGGTCCACGAAAGTAAGTTCTGACGGCATCAATATCTGAAGCCTCTAGATTATTAAGACCCGGCCAGTCAGGTATTCTTTCTCTTAACCGTTCGTCAAACTGCTTTGCTGCTTTTTTGGTGATCTTCATATTTGGCAGCATGTTTAATGTAACATCTGAAACCATTGTGGAGAAGTTCACATTGTCCCCAGCCGCGTTAAAGTAAACGCCATAAACTGGCGCACCTTCTTCCAAGATCTCACCAGTCTTCGGATCTTCCACCTGACCAGAAATCTCTTTGGCTTTCTTAATTTGCTTGTTTAGGATTGATGGGTCACTTCCCCAGAACCGATTATCCACTACGTTCTGGCCTTCGGTGGCATATTCGTAGCCACCCTCTCGCGCTACTGGATTGATCAGAGGAACATCATTCACACCAACAATAGACCCCGTTCCACTTGCCCGATCACCCTTGATCGACATGAACTGAGCGCCTTCATCGATGGCTTGCTGGAAGTTGAAAGGAGTGGGGGCTGTTTGCGTTCTGGTAGTTACATCAATTTCTGCACCGATCTCTTCCAAAGGAACCATACCCCTTGTGACCTTCATCCTACCTATCGGGGTGTCTTCAACATATCCGCCCTTTGTCAGACCACTGCCACGACTTTGATTTTGAAGGTAGTTTTTTATAATGGTGTTTGCCGTTTGATCGTCTGAGTATCTCAAGCCTTCTTGAACAACATTGCCGCCAACTTCAGCTATAATTTGTTCATAAGACTTAAATGTACCGCCGCCAACATCTACGGCTCCATCAACGCCTAATTCCTTGATCTTTTTTAGAGCTGAAAAAATACCCATTACTTCTTGCCCTTATATCCAGAAGCCCTGATCGCACGACCTTGTTTCTCAGCTTCGGCTTTGGTCTTGTAGACCTTGCCCTTGCTGCCCCAGCGGTAGCCGCCTTTGACCTTGCGAACAGGCATCTTAGCCGCCCAATAGTTCGTTCATTAACTCATGGACATTGCCACCGCCGACACGCATCACTTTGACTTTCATGCCATGATCTTCAGGCATCATCATTTCGTCGTGACCGCATTCGCAATCGCCGCCATGTTCGCAATCGCACTCTTCGTATTCATCATCGTGATGGCCATCGTCATGGTAATCCATGTCTTCTTCGGCAACGCCCTTGTAATAAGGGCCATCATTTTCAATGCCGTGAAGGCGAAGGCAGAGAAGCAAGAAGTTTACCAATTGCTCATCAGTAAGATCCAAGCCTTCTGCGTCATGTGGAAAACCCATTCGCTTTTCAAAAAGAACCGCGTTTTCTTCCATGTGTTCTACATTTACTTCAGCCATATTGGCCTCCTATCGCATTGGACGCGCTTGTGGGCGCATAGATGTTAATGGTGCAGAAGGGCGCGCGCGTGGACGTGTTGGCGTTACAAGGCCAGCGTCAACTGCTTCTTCCATGCTCATTACGTTGGGTTCCATAGTCACACCGCTGGATGGGCCATATGTCATGCCATCTTGGCTAGGCATTGGAGTAACACCACCTATCTGAGAAGGAGCCATACGCTCCATGCGACCATCAACCATGTAAGTTGACATTTCATTTGGAGAGATCTGACCAGAGGTAACCATGTTATCCATCATCTCTGGAGACATGCGTTCCATGCGTCCATCAACTTCGTAAGACATTTCAGTCTCTGGCATCATTTCTGGGTTGAGCTGGTTCATCAAGCTCATAGAACCTTCGGCCAACATCCGTTGCAGCTCACCAGACATGCGCTTCCCAGCTTTTACAGCAGCAATTTCGCTTGAGAGGTTTACAGGAATTTCAGCACCAACAGCATTAGCCATTTGCTCAAAGCTCTGCACAAGCATCATTTGCTCTGGTGAATTTGGGTTCATGTTGGGTTCAGCCATGTTAGCCTCCTATTCTTCTGTTTCTGTTTCAGTGGATGTTTCAGTTCCACCTTCACTTATATCTTCTTCTTTTGTACCAACTAATTCAGCAGGATCGATATACTGACCATCGGGTGTCTGATAATACTCTTTACCATCCACTTCCACTTTGGTCAAAATTAAATCGATTTCCTCTCCAGATGCCCACTTGCGCATCCAAGGCGGCAAAAACTCCATGCCACTGCCTTTGTAGTAACGCTTCCAGATTGCGCTTAGTTTAGCTGGATCTACAGTTGTAACTCCGCTTGGCTCACCATCATCACCATCATCACCACCTGTTATTGTTGTAATATCATCATCTCCACCAGTAACAATCACTGGCCCATCTTTAGTGTTTTTGACTTCAACTACACCGGGGACTGTCTCACCATCTTCACCAACAACACCTTGAAGTGATGGCTCAATGCCAGTTTCTGAGCTACTCATTGCTTCAAGTTTAGCAAAATTGGCATCTCCCAAAGCACCGGGGCTGATGTCTAGATAGTTTGGATCGTTCCAATCGAACTGACCGCCTGTCGAGCCTTCAGATTCATATGCCCTTACAAAATCATCGGCAGCAGCTTCGTTTAGTTTTTGTGGGTTGATTAGACCATAAGTGGCATTTGTGACGGCATAGTTAAGAAGATCACCCACCCCTTTGCCAATTTTACCAAACACACCCAGCTCTCCATATGTATCATAGAATGGGTTTGCATCAGAACCGACTGGGCTTCCCTCTTTATAAGCATCAATTTGTGCTTGAGTAGCGCCATTGTCCACCATGCCACTGACGATTTCGTCCTGCATGTCTTGGGTCATTGTTCTTGCCCCGCTGGCCTTATAATTTTCCTGCAATGCAACTGTCTCTGCCGCGTTAGGAACTGTGCCTCTCTGGCCGTATAATGCACTTTGTTCTGCCATCGTTAGATCACTGGTCTTACCAGCAGCTATTTTAGCGTATGCAGAATCAAGAAGTGCAGATCCAGCTCCTGCTGCTGCGTTTACATATCCGCTCGCGTTGTTTGCTGCTGAAGGATTGCTTGTAAAATCGCCTGCATCTGTATCTACCAAAACGCCGTTTATATATTCCATTGATCCAAAAGGAGTTAGAGCATTTATTATTGTTTGCCCTAAAGTATTGCTTCTTTCAGGCAAGAAACTAAAAGCGCCAGAATCATTTCCAGTTAAGGTCAAGTCGGCTTTGATGTCCGAAAGCGAACCTGTAGATTCTGTGCCGCTATCCCTAATCCTGTCACGTTGAGCTGCCAACTGTGCAATTTCATCGTTCCAATAAACATCTGGCTCGTTACTGCCAGCAGCAAATTGAGCTTCAGATATTGCTGCGTTTAGCTCTTGCTGAACATCTGCAAGGGTTGTTTCTTGTGGAAGTGCGCCAGCAGTATTCGGCTGCAAATATACAGGCTGTGCGCCCGTATTTTGATCAGTTCCAGAAGGTGGAGGTTGAATAGTTACCGTATCTGGCAATGCTGTAGTAGTTGAGGTGCTTACATTTGGAGTGCTTACAGTTGGAATGCTTACAGTTGGGGTACTTACAGTTGGGGTTTCTGTAAATTTACCAGTGCTAGTGTCATATGAAGTCGTGAGATTTCCAGAGCTATCGTATGGATCTGCAACGTCATCATTTTGACCAATTTGAGAACCTGTAAAATCAGTACCTGCTGGCATCGGACCTTGAATGTCATTGCTTTCGCTGTTTGCAATACCAGAGATCACGTTACCTGTAGATGTAGTGCCGCCAGAAGATATTCTTGCGCCAGTGCTATCATCCACCAACTGGCCACCAACATATGATGCTCCATCGTTAGGTGTAAAAATGTTTGCCAGCGTTTCTGTAAAGCTGTTGCCGCTGCTACTGCTGCTGTTGCTTGCGTTGTTATTGTTATTATTATTATTATTATTGTTGTTGTTGTTGTTGGATCTTCGTGCGTCCACAGCAGACATCGTATCAAGAACTGGATTATCAGGATCACTGTAGTCATTATAAAAAGTAGTAGGAGCTGGACCGTCATTATTGCTACTACTATTGTTGCTAGTAGTAGTGCTGCCACCACCCCAATTTGAGTGAAACCAGTAAGCAGGAACACCATCTGGACCCGGCAGACCAGCGCCACCCGCATTGCGTAACATCTGTTCTTCTTGTGGGTTGATGTAAGCCAGCATGTGGGGTTGGCCCATGATCTCAGTTTGACGTGGAGCGCCAGAAACAACATTGCTCAAAGCACCCATTCCTTGATCTGGATAAGATTCTGGAGCTTGCATTGGCATGGATGCAGGTTGGTTTTTCTGCACAATCGCGTTCACACGATCCATAAAAGTATTATTCATCACGCCCTCATAGGTTGTGGTTGTGGTTGTGGTCCCGGCTGTGGCGTCATGACTTCAGAGATTGCGCCCAGCGCACCCGTTGATCCACTACCCATGCGGCGCTTGATCTCCATGACCTTGTTAATCAGGTACTTATTCATATCCATAGGTGGTTGGGCCTGTGGCCCTCCAACATTGTTGGGAGGGGACATTGGAGGGCCAACCCGTGGACCCTGCTGCGGTAGACCGCCGAAGGCAGCAGGATTGATAGGAGGCAAATTATACTGCGGGGGGTACATTCTTCATGGCCTCCATCTGAATTTTGGCTGCATTCTTTTCTCTCTCAAGCTGCAACTCTGCCTCTAGCTTCATAATCTTTGCCTGCATGTCAGCTTGCGCTTTAGCTGCATCAATCTCCATGTCTTGCCGCGCTTCGGCTTGCTTGATCTGAATGCTGGACTTAGCCTTGGCCTGATCCGCTTGTATTTGCGCCTGAGTGCGAGCTTTCAAAGATTCTGTCTCTAGCTTTGCTAACTCTTGAGCATATTGCAATGGGTTTCCTTGCTGACCTTGCTGTCCACCCAATCCTCGAATGGCTTCGATCTGCTTCATCTGAGGCGCAGATTGTACAACTTGAGCTGCACGTTGGCTGATTAGCATGTCCGTTGCTGGATCTACTTCGTTGAACTTAAACTTCGGATCTCTAAAGTCTGGCATCGGCGGCATCTGCATATTGATGCCAGCTTCCATGCGCTGACGGTACAGAAGCGCGATATGCTCTGCAATGTGAGCTATCAACACGGGCTGCATTTGTTTCGCGCCGGGATTGCCGCCCAGTGATGGATCTTGCATGAACTGCATGTGAACCGCGATGTGAGCTTCATGGTCTTGCTCTGGGAAGGCGCGGATTGGCTTGCCATACAGAACGCTCATGTTCTCATCGATTGGGTCCATCTGCACCGCCTCTTCAGGCTTTTGCAAGATTTCATCGATATTTGGGATGCGGATCGCCTCGTACATCCGCTTGTATGCCTCATACAAATCATGGAGCTGCGGAGCTGAACGTGCCATTTCCAAAACAGCCTGTGCCTGCGCAATGCGCTGGGCTGTCGAGAAGATGTTAGGATCTGACACTGGGACGATGTCGATGCGATCATCAAAGTCAGTGCGATAAATGATTTCAGCCGAACCAGATTGAGCAAAGCTAAACTCATCTGGTAAGTTTTCTGCGTTCAGATCAGCCAGAAGTTTAAACTCTTGGCCTTGCGCATAGTGCAACCGCTTATGGATTGCGCTAAACGCCTTCGATCCTTGTTCGATCAAGGCAACTGTCGATCCTACTGGTGCGTTTGGATTCACGTCACCGACATTCAAATCGGCTGTGCTGGCAAAACGCTGACCCGCATCCACCATGTATCCAAGCAAGTTGAACAAAGAACCGCTTGGCTCTTTGAACGGCAGGGGCATGATAGCCTTGTTCACGTCATCGACTGTGCTGTCGAGATCCACAAACTCGCCGGGGCTAATCTGCATGTCGCCGCCATTGACGCGGCCACGCAGCTTAAAGCCACCTTGCATGTTCGAGAAAGCTGCACTGTCGAGAAGGGCGCGAAGCGATCCAGTCGCTGCTTTACCCAAGCCACCGATCATGTGGTACAGGCCAAAGCCATAAAAGCCCAAACCGGGCAAGAACTTGTAGCTGACAAACCAATCGCGGCGCTTTTTGCGCTCATCTTCTTGCTTCCAGTTACGGCGCACAGAAACCACATTCTGGTTTTCATAGTCGATTGTGATCACATATGGGATGGCAACTGCGTTATCATCAGCGTCATCATCATCCATTTCTTGGCCATCGATGCCGTCAAACAGATCGTAGACGTGCATTTCAAGCAACGTCATTACGTTATCATCGCTGTCATCGTACTGATCAACGCCTTCGATCTCACCGATTGTATCGCCTGATGGGTCTATAGAATTTGTTTCGCCATACTTCGTCTGAAGGTAGTAACCATTTTGAACGTAGCGGTTGAAGTCATTCTTTGGCATTCGGATGACATGCGTGTAGCGCGGAGATGTGTAGAGATCTTTGCTCTCTGGTGCGACCACAAAGTCTTCAGCCTTTACGAACTGACTGCACTGACGATCCGTGTTGGCATCCCACCAAACCTTTTTGAAGGTATGACCGATCAGCGGTAGGTGAAACAGCATTTGATCCAGATCAGGGAAGTATTCGGGCATTTCCTGTGTGATCTGGTAGTTCATAAACTCACGAACCCGGCGAGCCTGATCTTCTAGCTCTTCGTCTGGGTTGCCAATGATGACAGACTTAACTGGCCCACCTGATGGGTAAAGCTCTGCGATTGCCTTGGCGTTGAACTGGGTGGCAGCTTCAGCAATCAGTGGGTGAACCACAACTGACAGGCCACGGCTTGAACGCTCATCTTCGCCTTCGGCCAGTCCACCATCTGGATCTAGAGTCTTCAAGCCTTGCTTGTAGCGTTCTTCCCACTCAGCGCGAGCTGCACGGTCATTTTCGTAAAATCCTACCAGCTCGCTGGCTTTGCGCATAAGTTCGCGCTCATCGATAACTTCCGCAAGGTTTTGATCAAACTCTGCATCATCCAGCTCATCCATGAAATCCAGCTCTGGATCACCGATCAGAACGTCACCGTCTGCCAGCTCTTCGATCATCAGGTCATCGGCAGGAGCGCCTTCAGCAAATGGGACAATGTTTTCTGGTTCAGCCATAGAGCGTCATCCTTTGTTTTTCTATCGGCTCATCGTCATCTGGGTCTTCTGAGTGACCAACGAACCATCCTTTTCGCAACCTTAACCATGCCTGTGTGCATGTATCAACAACATCGTCATTTGGATGTGCAGGGAAGGCTGCGCATATATCTATTAAATCTTTAGCCCATTTCCGATTGGAAGGGAAGAAAATCCTGCCATCTTCCAAAAGTGCGCTTGATGCATGGGCGCGAGCCTCTTTATCGCGGTCTGGAGAATAAGCCAATACTGGCACACCAGCCATGCGTAAGTCTTGCAGCAAAGATTGACCTGACGCCTTTTTCTCAATCAGCACAGCGTCTGGCTCCCACTCTTCGTAAGCCTCTTGCGCCATGCGCCTCAGATCGGGGTAGCTGACCTTATCGTACCAACACTCAAGCACAATCGCGCACATTGCGCCTTTATACTGAAAGACGCCCCAAGTTGTACGGGCGCTGAAGCTAGAGCTTTCTTTGGCCTCGAAGGCTGTATCGTATGACTGCAAGACATATTCGATGTCGGGCAGATCCTCTTTCTCCCAAGGAACCCACCAGCTTGCCTTTAGGATTCCGCCACCTTTGGGTGATGGGCGCTGCTGTAGCTGCCCAGCGGCTGCATAAGATCCAAGGCTTCGCTCTAGAGTTGTCAGCGTTCTGTCATCGATGCGTTCAGGCCAGAGCAACTCTCCCTCTTTCGTGCGTGGGTCTGTAAATCCCATCCAAGACTTGCTTGGCGTTGGGTGACCTATTTCATATCGCGCAGGCAGACAGAGGTGGTTCCACTCATCGCCTAGCTGATTGGATAGGATATGCCCGGTCAGGTCTTGCTCATGCACACGCTGCATGATGATGACGAAAGCGCCAGTGCGGGGATCGTTAAGCCGGGTCTGCATGGCTTGGTCCCACCACTCCAGAACGCCTTCACGCACCTTAGAGCTGTCGCTGTCTACCACATTGTGTGGATCATCGATGCAGATGATGTCACCGCCGTCACCTGTCAGAGCGCCGCCTACGGACGTGGCTATGCGGTATCCAGTCTTATCATTCTCGAACCTTTGCTTCTGGTTTTGATCGCCAGTTAATACGAACTTGTCACTGAAATGATCTTTGTACCACGGGCTATCGATCAGGCGGCGACACTTTGTGCTGTCTCTGATTGACAGGGAAGAGGCATAAGATGCGTACAAGAACTTTTTATGCGGCTGGTGGGTCCAAGTCCAAGCTGGCAGCGCAACGGCCACGCTGATTGACTTCATGTGGCGTGGCGGCACGTTTATGATCAGACGCTTGATGTCGCCTTCGACAACGGCTTGGAGGTGATCGCTGATTGCATCGACGTGCCAGTTGTTCTGAAACTCAACGCCCGGTTCAATCGTCGGCCAAGCTGCTTTCGTAAACTCCCTCAATGATCTGCGGTAACGCTCCGCCTGCACTTGCTCCAAGGTTAGACTGTTCAAAAGCTGCTGCAATTGCGCTGAGTTGGTCATCACTTATCCTTGTTAAATCTATGACGTGCTTTTGTTCTATGGTTGTTGCGACCTCTTTTTTATCGACCCAGCCTGCGCGGTTCTTGAGAAAGAAGATCATCGCGGTGTTATCTCGGTCAATCGTGGCCTTTTCATAGAGCGCGTTGGTGACTTGCTGTATGCCTTCGGCTTCACCGCTTTTTATTGCTTCCGAAAATTCCGAATATTCTGCCTGATAAAGCTGAAAAGTTGAGACTGAAATCCCCAGCGAAGCTGCGCATTGTTCCTTGGTTAAGCCCTGCGCCATAAAGCGTCTGGTGTTTTCCAGCACTTCAGGAGTGACCTCGAACTTGGGTCTTCCGACAGGGTTCTTTGATTTTTTCTTTGCCATGTGTTGATCTTCCCAGTTTTACTGCAATGTAAGATAGATCATTTAAAAAAGAAACCCCCAGAACTTAATCTGAGGGCTTCTCTTCAACTAACGGGATCGACCAAAATCCGAAACGAGGCAATAAAAAAATAGATCTACTTTTTTACGACTAAAATATTTTAATCATAATTTTTTTATACGGTCAAGAAAAAACCCCACCGTTGCAGTGCGAAACCTAGCCGGGTGGGGTCAGTTTGGGATGAGGCCACAGGCATGGGCCTTATCGGAGCAGTACATTTTTGCTATCACATTGCAAGGAATATTACAAACACTGCTGCCATTAGAACTACGAATGCTGCACCTGCCATCATTTCTTTTGCCCATCCTTCTGGTTTTTTGCTGTGAATATCTAGGTGGCCTCGCAGATTGATTGAGATCCATTCGCCTTCTCTTGCTGGCGCTTCACCATATTGTGTGTGAACCCAGAGGTGGGAAGAGCCTGCACGTTTTGATGTATTTTCTGCAACCCAATCTGGGAAGGTTGCTTTGAAGCCTGTAAACTTCCAAGATTTAAAGATCATTTTTTTCTCCGAACATTTTATCCATGAGGCTTTTGCCTTTGGTTGTTAGGTTTATATTTCTTTGGCGCTTATCTTTTGCGTCCATTTCGATTTCGATTAGGTCTGCTGCTTCTGTTTTGCCTCTGCTATTTTCAGCGAGCGAGTGCAGCAATCTGTTAAGGGTTGAGTTTTTAATATCCATTTTGATTGCGAGGTCTGCGCTTGTGATTGGGTACGACTTGCAGATCGCGGAGAATGTTGTGAGGTGGTTGATTGATGTCTGTGATCTATCGACCATTTTGTTAAACTCTTTGATTTGAGTTTCGAGTGTTGCGATCTGTTCCATTTCAATCCTCTTGGAATATTTCATCTGTGAGCGACACAGGCAGTTCGACTGTGCTTATACGAAAGTCGCATGTCAAACATTTCCGCCTGCGTCTAATTGTTGGAAAGCCGTAAAGCAAGTGCGGTCTTGAGTCCACAGTTGTCATTTTGGTTTCGCAATTTGGGCAGT